TCTACGCTTTTAAAGATAATCATTCAACCTCACTCGCCTCCACATACAATGACTTCAACAGCCTATGGAGTTTTTTCTTGTTCAATAATTTACTATCTATTTCATCCACATATTTTTCTAAAAGCGACATAGTATCTTCGATATCTTCCAACTCACTGTCTGCTATAGAATTAGGATCCAGATCGCTAAAATCTTCTACAATTTTTAACTCAAAGAAATTTCCTTCATCATAACACCGATCTATAAACCTATCAAAGGTATAAAAATCTGTTTTATGAATAACTATAATTTTTACATAAGATTCAGCATAATCAGAAAGTTCTAATTTGGAATAATCCTCTTTCGTATCATCATAATATATTTTCTTAAATAATTTATATTTATTCTCTATAAATTCAATTTCTCTTGTAGAAGTATCAAAGATATGAAATCCTTTTTTAGTATTCCAATCATTCCAAAACATTTCATAAGGCGCACCAAGATAACGAATGTGGCCGTCATCCTGTTGTTGATGAAAATGACCAGAAAATACTCGTTCATATCGTTTAAAATCTGATCTTTCAAATCCATGGTTGCAATAAAAACCAGGCAACATCTCACTACCTTGTATTTCTAAATGTCCCATTACAATATCTGCTTTTGCTGTTTTTATTTTATGCATAGCTTTAGCATAATGTCCAGATGCTACCCAAGGAATCATAAGTATATCTAAATCATCAAAAGAAATAACTTCAGGAATATCCGGATAAACTTTAATATTATCATACTCAGCACAAGTTAATGATACTGAATTTACTTCATTATTATTTTTATAATAACAATCATGGTTGCCAACTAACATATGAACATCATATTGCCTTGCAGGCTCAAAAAACATTTCCTTTGCTAATTTTAAACTATTAAAATTTGAATATTTCCTTCTATCAAATACATCACCTAAATGGATTATTGTTGTAATCTTTTCCCGTTTAAGTGTTGGGAAGAAAATACCTTCGTAAAATTGGGCTTGGAACTGTGCAAAACTAATATTATCATTCTTTCCGCCAAAGTGCGTATCGCTTATTATTGCTACTCTCATCTACCACTAGTCATCATTAAAATTATATTTATTTAAATATTCTAAAAATTGTTGTTGATATTCCCTTTCATCATCATGTATTTGTGTAGTTATCATATCTTCAATATTAGATGACTTTAAAAGCTTCTCTTTAATTTTTGATTGTTTCTTTTCTTTAGTTATTCGTCTAATAAAAGCAAAGTAAATAATCTGGGTAAAATAAGCAAATGGATTACTAGACTTTTCGGGATCAAAATTATCCATATACTGGAGACAATTTTCAATACCATCAGATATCATATCATCCTTATATGTGTAATTAATAAAATTAGGTCTATATGATAAATGATTTGCTATCTTTAAAAAACATTCTCCAATATAATTAGGAACCCTAGGTTTGGGATCCCCTGCTGCTTCGGCTTGATTTACTGCTTCTTTGTGCTCTATCATTGCTTGTAGAAAGATTTTATTATTCACATAGTGCGGTTTAGCTCGTTTTTCTTTTAGTGTTGCCATAGGTGTCTCCATATGAAACATAATCCCCAAACAAACCAATGATAACTTCTACAGCATCGTCTAAATTATCTAAACGCCATGCTGCATTACATTTGATTAGTGGATGTTCCATTACTTGTTTATCGTCTGAAACAACTATCAATGGTTTCTTCAAACCAATTGCCCAACCTATTTCTATGATAGTCCCTATACTGGGCCTTCGGTCATTCATTTCTTTGGGAAGATATGCTAATACTAAATCAGATGATTCCGTATCCAACCAATTCTTAGCATTAATAGCACGAGGATCACTCCACATCTTATCTGTTGCACCATCGTCAGCATAAACCATACCCGGTTGTAATGGTTCACAACGCAATGGAGATATTAAAATAATCTTACCATCACTAGCATCTTGCAGCCTATTAGCTACATTATTTCGCCAAGTTGTTGCTTCATCTTCATTCAATCCGGCAATCGGGCCGGCTCCATATACATACTTCTTCATTTCATAAATGCCTTTTTGTTTAGACATCTATTATTATATACGCTTTATCTTTTAAAGTCAAGACTTTTCATCATCAGTACCTAATTCAGCTTCTATCAATGCCTGTACAAAAGCTTGTGGTGATATTTCTTTATTCACTGCAGCAATAATGAACTCTGCCATATGTATTTCTTTTTCAATCCAAAACTTTTTACGTTGAAGTTCCTCTAATTGAGAATTATAAAAATCTAACTCTTTTTGCTTACGGACCTTTTGCTCTATAATATCCGTGATAGAAATTATATTAATTTTTTTATCCATTTGGGCTTGACAAGCTTTAAATTAAAGTGTAAGGTGGTGGTGTGGAGTATTAATGAAGATTAGTTTTATCATTCTTCATAATAGAATTAAAATCAATTATATTATCTGAATCCTCTATATGGTCAGATTCCTCCATAATAGTATTAAGGGACTTCTGCATATAGGAGATCCTATCTGCAACTTCTTCCTCTGTTTTAGGTTCATTCTCCTCTTGAACAATTAACCTTTTACATAATGTTTTATAGTAATACCTCATCTCAGCGTTAAGGTTGCCAACAGTAAGGATTTTATTCTTAGATATTTGGAATTGATTATCGCTAGAAAAGGATAACCATTTATTAAAACCTGTTTGTAATGCAGTGCGGTCTGATTTATAAGATATTTCTTCTACTAAAGATAATGGTCTTTCTACCGTTACAGTATCAGTAGTTTCATTTACAATTTTGCAAATAATATCATCACCATTATTTAATTTGATAATCTTAAAGGAAGTTTGTTCCATAAATGTATTTATAGTTTTAAAGGAATTGAAATAATATCATATTCAAACTGTTCGCTATTATAGATATTAATCCTTTCCCTAAAATGTTTTAGTGTGAAGTTTTCCTTATTCTTAAAAGTTAAATCATCTACAATATCAAATACATTTAATTGGTCTTTATCATCTGCAACTCGGAGTCCTCTTCCAAGGCTTTGTAATACTTTTATCTGTGATTTATAGGGACTGGCAAATACAATATTGTGCAATCTCTTTATATTAATACCAGTAGAGAATACTCCATAAGAAGCAACGATAACAATATCATTACCCACCTCAACTAATCGGCGCACTTCTTCCCGTTCTTGGGTCGGAGTGTTTCCATAAACTTTATAAGTTTCTTTATCATTAGATATCATTTCATATAATATATCAAGTTGAGAAATATATCTACAAAGTACTAATGAATTTCCGGATTCATATTTAGCCAAATTGGCAATAAACTTATTTCTCTTTTCATCTACAGAAAGAAATTCAAATTCTTCTGCATAATCAAAGTGCTGTCTTTTTTCTTTTGGATGTTCAAGTACTAGGCATTTGATATGTAGATTTGATAAATATTTCTTTTCTATTAATTCTGAAGTTGTGGTTACATTTTCACATTTTCCAAAAATACCTTCTAATACTAATTGATGAATTTCTGTTCCGTCTAAAGTTCCAGTAGTACCTATACGATATTTACAATCGTGGAGTTTGGTCATAATACCAGTTAAAGATTTTGCCTTGGCCAGATGTGCCTCATCTACTATAGTGGCTCCAAATTGGTTAAAATAACTCTTGGGCATTTTATAGATAGATTGCCAAGTTGATATGATAACATCTTTATTGGTAATTTTATCGTGACCTGAATAAAGCTTATGGCAATGTTCATCCGGAAACCAACCATAATCAGCAAAATCAGAATACATCTGCTCTACCAGGCCAGTCGTAGGGACAACTATAAGGACCTTTTTATCCTCCATTATGTTTATATAGTATCTAACTAGTGCGTATATTATAAACGACTTACCTGAGCCAGTGGGTGAGAGGATAAGCCCCCTCTCGTTGTTTATTATGTATGATATGGCACTTAGTTGGTAATCTCTAACTTTAAGTCCCTTAGGAGTAATGGTCTTAACAAATTTGGTGATAAGAGATTTTTCTATATCTCTATCAACTACCACTGGCCCATAGAATTTATTATTTTTTAAAACAATGTCGTAACCTTGTTTTTCACAAAAAGATTTTATATAAGGAAAGAGACCAATATATATTTTACCAGTAGCAGGAGAATATAAACGTACCTTACCATCCCACATTTTATTCCTAACAGACGGCATGAACTTAGCATTCGGTACCGTAAAGGAAAAGAATTCAGCCAATTCTCTGCCTATAGAAGGCTCACATTTTATTCGGAGATAAACTTCATTAAATTTTTCAATTTCTAACATCACTCACCATGGAGAAACTTCTTCCATTCTATAGTATTACGAATATTCCAATTTCTATTATTAATTTCTTTTAATATTCTTTCAGTATATTCCACCATAGTTTTTATATATTCTTCTTTTTGACTAATCTCTTGCAATTCAGTATCAGAATTTAAATATATATCTAAGTCTGCTCGGAGCACTTTTATATCAAAAGGATTATCTCTATAGACTTCTGGATCAGATTTGCCTGTATAATATTCCCATTTCTGGCGATACAATACCTTCCTTTCATCTCTAATCTTTTTTAATTGGAGAGAAAATTGTGTATAAAATTTTAAATATTTGTTGTGGAGCTGTGGGGTTCGGATAGATTCTAAATCTAATTCCGTATCATCTATTTTTAGGTCTTTATCAACCATCTCACTTAATTCATCAAATCTCATTATATATCATTCCAAAGTTAAAAAAGGAGTAGCAGAGCCAGCCATCCTATTTGTTTTCGCTATATATTCTTCTACAATAATTGTATGAAGATAACTCTTTCCATTACGGACTGTCTTACTACTCCTAAATCTATTTATAGATTTAAGAATTCATAATATGAATAAGCAAAGGTAACATCAGCATTTAAATATGCAGCATCTGTGTCTTGTGAAGTATATTCTAAGCCACCTAACGATACCGGCCAAGCATCATGGAAAGTCAATCTAACCACAGGATTATTTTTATTGCTTAAAACAGCAATATGTAAATCACTATATAGACTCAACTCACCGCCTCTATCAACTTTATCCACTCTATCCTTTGCATTGAACTGTACGTGGTTGGAAGGAAAACCTATGTTAACCATCCAATCAAAAATTTCCTGATAATTTTGTAGTTTTTCATCTACTAAAAATGTAAAAGTAATATCGTCAAATGTCAGATTATCACCCACTCTAGGAATAGTTGCTAAACGAGTGCCTTGGTCATAACGTCCTAAAGACACTCCGGGCAAACTCACCGAAGTACAAAACCACTCTAATAAAGGATAATTACCTAATGTAACTTTGAATTGACTATTCTGGGAAAAGTCTTGTACGGTGGGTTGTCTGGAAAGCGCGGCAATTTTCTCTATATTTAAATTACCGGACGTTGTATAATTTTGTTCATCTGCCATACTAATATTTATAATAGTTGGAGATAAAAAAAAGACCTCTCCTAGGAGAGGTCTTTCAAAGTTACTCTTATATAGTTATTATAAGTGAGTAATTTTTTACATCAAGTTCTGGACTTGGACACGACGGTAGTAAGCGTTACTATCATCAGAAGCCGAAGTAAATGGATTTACTACGATTCCATAACGTGTCTTAAAGCCGATCTTGGGCTGGAATGTCTGCTCGCCAACGGCACGCACCATCTGGAGCGGGACGTATGGGCAATAGAACAAGCCAGCATCGTAAGGGGAAGTACCCTTATATCCAACAACATAGAACTTACTAGCGTTCGTGTTATTTGAATATGGATCAATATAAACCTTGAAACGTCCATTTAGAACACCAGCGAATGTGCTGCCTGTATCATCGACATTTAGGTTGTTATTAAGACCAGTAGCGTTATCCAATAGACCGGCCATTGTAAGGGCAGAAGCAACATCTGCGGAACAGATGAGGATATTACCTTTACCACGGCGTGTGTCTTGTGCGATTGCATTAGCATCACGCTCAATCTGGAACATTAGGCCTTTGAATTTCTCTACAGACCAACGACCGTTGGAATCTGTATCCAAATCAAATTTGCCAGGATCAGTAACATTAGTTGCGGCACCCTTCTTAGCGTTCTTATAGATCGTGCGAACAATCTCACGATTAATTTCAGCCAGGATTTCGGAACTTAGAATGTTAGCTAACTCTGTCTCGGCATCTAGACCGTGAATGGCCTTAAGATCCTGAGCGAGTTCCATTGTGTACTCAGCTTTAAGAGCCCGCGACTTTGCAGTTACGGAAGTCTTTTCAATGCTGAATGCCATCTCAGCGAAAGCGTTGTTTGTAGTATCACCTAGCGCTTCTGCTGCTGCAGTTGTCATACCGGCGCCTGTTGTATATGAAGAAGTATCTTCAAGTACATCAGAGCTTGCATGAGTTCCTGTACCAGCAAAATCAGTATCGGCTTCGTTGACAAGAGCCTCAGTACCAGTCTGTGACTGATAGTGGGACTTCATAGCAAAGATAAGTCCGGTAGGACCTGACATTGGCTGAACGCCGCAGATATCATAAGCGATTAGGTTGGGCATCGCGCGACGAATAAGAGAAATTAGGATTGGATCCCAATTATCTACATTACTGCCCGTTGCGTTTGTGGGAGCAGCTTCTGCGAGGAAAGACCTATCTTCCTGCATGGACCGCTCTTGGTTTTCTAAAATT